GACGCCCAGCTACGAACTGATGCTGGCGATCCGGGATGCCTCGGAAGGCGCCGTGACGCTCGAAAGCTGGGCAGGCGACCGCAAGATGGCGAGGGCCGGCTGATGCTGGGAACCCTCTATTTCCTGCAGGAAGGCGAACAGGGGCCAGTCAAGATTGGCTGGACCTCTGGCAAGCCCGCTCTGCGCCTTACAGCCATGCAGGTCGGCAACAGCGCCGTCCTGCGCTTCTTGGGAACGCTTCCGGGGCCGCCGGACATAGAGCAGGGATGGCACGAGCGCTTTGCCCACGCCCGCAAGCGTTCCGAATGGTTTTTCCCAACGCCGGAGCTGCTGGAAGCAATCGCAGCAGCCTGCGCTGAAGACCCACCAACGCCTGAGGTAATTACGGCCCCGGCGACGTCTCAGGACGTTCTGGACTGGGTCAAAGCCAGCGATATGTCGCTGATCGAATTTGCGAAAAAGCTAAATTACACACCGGCTCACGTCGCATACTGCCTCAACAGTTCATTCGGTGTGAGCCCGCGCATGGCCTACCGGATTGAGCGGCTTACCGGCGGCGTTCTGAGGGCGGAAGCTTTGCTTCTTCCGATGCGTGAACGCGAGGCTCAACGCGAAGCTGAGCACGCTGCCTGGGTTGCTGAACAGTACGCCAACGCTGGCCTTAAGACTGTGGAGGCCGCCTAGATGTCAGGCCTTTCGCCGCTTTCCCACGGGCAATTCGGAGATGTGCCGCTCGGCGCGCTTGCGCTGGATCTCGGCAATGATGGCCGAACTCCTGCCGTGGCACTCAACGAAGGTCGAGAACGGCGTGACCAGCTCCCGGCACTGGACGTTGCCGTCCGGGTCAACCCATCGCCTCACTGTGTAGACGTGGTCGAGGTCGTCGCCCTTGACGTAGTGGGTGACATCAGGCCCCACAAACTCCGCTCCTTTGAACGTGTTAGGCATGTTCTTCCGTTCCCCATACAGCCCGACGAGCCCTATGGAACCCCCGACCGGGTCTGTACGCAAGCGGACAATGTTAACTTGCCGTCACGGAACACAGCCGGAACGCGCCGTTCCTGTGGAAAAGTCATAAATGCCGCATTGTCAAGGTGGAACCCGGAACTAGCGGCCCAACGAATCGGCACGGACCCAAGCTCCCGCAGGGCCTCCTCTGTGCTGAGCGCGCGGACGGCTCACCCCCCAACCAAACCCAGAGCCGTCCGCGCGTCCCTCTTCGGAGGCGCGCATGGGTGAGCCGCACGAGTGGATCGACTTCAATCTGAAGGATGGCGAAGGCCGCGTGATCAAGTGCTGCAGGAAGTGCGGCATCGTCAAGCGCGGAGCCGAGTACGAGAAGCGCGCCGGGCCAAACAAGCCATGTCGCGGCCGTGTGCGCATCAGCCTTCGTGAGGACAAACCGCCCGCCTGAAAAAGCGGAGCCCGACGCTCTCAACGCCGGGCCCGCCAATACGCCGACAGATCATTTCCGCGATGGAACCGCGATCATGAACTCCGCCGACCCTCAACCCATAGCACTCTCCGCGCAGCAAACCCATGCTGGGCATCAGCTACGCGAACCCAGTACGCGCAGCGCGGGAGACGGTTCCAGGCCGCTGGCGATCGACCTTTGCTGCGGCTTGGGTGGGTGGACGGAAGGCCTGCTTGCCGAGGGCTACCGGGTCATAGGCTTCGACATCGAGGCCCATGAATACGGCGAGGAGCGCTACCCGGGCCAGCTTGTCCTGCAGGACATCCTCACCCTTCACGGCTCCCAGTTCAAGGATGCCGCCCTGATCGTGGCTTCGCCGCCGTGTCAGGAATATTCCTACATGGCGATGCCCTGGACAAGGGCGAAGCAGATCGGCCGGGCGCTGCGCGGTCAGGACACCTTCCCGGAAGGCTACACCGGTTCGCTCACGACCAGTGAGCTCACAGCGCTGTTCGACGCCTGCTTCCGCATCCAGCGAGAAGCTAGCGAGGCGGCAGGCCAGCATATCCCGCTCGTCGTCGAAAACGTCAAAGGCGCCCAGCCCTGGGTTGGTCGCGCCAAGTGGAGTTTCGGCAGCTACTATCTCTGGGGCGATGTGCCGGCGCTGATGCCGCACACACAGCGAGCTTCCAACCACCACACAAAGAACACGGGCGGGTCTTGGTTCAACATCGCGCACAATACCAAGTCAGGCGCCAACAATCCGGTGAGCGTGCCCGCCGAAGGGCGCAAGGCTCCAACCGGTACGCAGTGGTTCAACGACGGGCCGCGCACGCCTGAGAGCATGGCGAGCATGGGCAGCAAGTCGCCCGCCCGAAAAGCCGCCAGCGCGAAGATTGCCAAGATCCCCTTCGCCCTCTCTTCCTGGATTGCCCGGACCTACAAGCCACCAGCCGATCGCGGTGGCAGCATGACCCGCCCCCTCGAAGACTTCTCCCTCACCCGAGACCCGCTCACTGGTTTTCCGGAGCAACCCTCCGAGCCCCGCAAGCCGCTCGATTCAAAGCCCCTCAAATCCGACCCCCTCACGGTTCGGAACGCAAAGCGAATTGTAAGACAGCACGGGGAGAGGAAATGAGTTCCCATTCGCTCACCACCGTCCCTGACGCGCCCGCTCGTGTACCCGAGGCGCCTGAAGTCGACGCGCCGCCGAAATTGTCTCGCGTGCCTCGCGGCTACTGGCGGAATGAGTACGAAATCGACCGCCTGATCCGGATCGAAAATTACGGCCTTGTCGGTCCCGGAAAATACCTTGGCCCCAAAAAGTGGCCATCGCGCGAAATCGCTGAGCAAAAGGGCATCGAGTTCGAGCGCAATCCGTGGGTGCTGAAGAACAGCCGGGACGCGTCTAACCCTCGCTACCTCGGCCCCGTCTTCTTTCCAGAGGACGGAGACGCAGCATGGGCAAGCCCCGTGAAGCCCAGGCCGTGCCGAAACCGCAGGGCAAAGGCGCAAAGCCCAAGAAGGAAGGCGTAGAGTGAGCAGCGAGAACGAAGCCTGGGCCATGCAGCAGGAATGCCCGTCGCCGCTGGCGAAGCTGCTCCTGTGGCGGATTGCGTCCGGGATGGGCGAGAACGGTCGGCAGACGTTCGACCAGCCCCACCTTGCGCGCTTCTGTGGGTGCGGCTTCAAGGAGTTCTTCGCCGCTATCAAGGAGCTGACCGCGGCTGGCCTGCTCCAGAATTTCGGCGAGATTGGCGACTACGGCATCGACCTAGCTTTTCCTTGGTATCAGCGCCCGGATCCTCGAACGTTTCCCAGGCGCAAGCTTCAGAGCAAGGCGAGGATCCGGGAGGGCCTTATCCGTCTCCAGGATGGTCGCTGCTGGTACTGCGGCAAGCGCTTCGATGAATGCAACGGAACGCCCCATGTCGAGCACCAGACGCCTCTCAGCAGGGGCGGCGCCGATGCTTTCGCGAACCTCGTCATGGCCTGCGGACGCTGCAACACCGACAAGGGCGACCGCACCCTTGAAGAATACCGAGACGTAGTTTCGGCCCGCGAGTGCGACCGCGACCCGCCACCAGGAATTGTTGACGTGGATGGCCTGTTTGCCGGGGAGCGCTGGGAATGAGCGAGATCGGCGCCACGATCCGGGCCATGCGGGCCAAGGGCATGACCTGCGACGTCATCCTAGAAGCTATCGAGGCAATGGCGGATGTCGCGGCAGAGTCGAAGGATCACGCCCTTGAGGAGCGTCGCGCCAACGACCGCGCCCGGCACGCGCGCTGGCGCGCCGCCCAGAAAGAAAAGGCGAATGCTAACGTTAGTCATGCGGACAAACATGACGAAACGTTGGTTGAGGTCGCCCCCCTTGTTTCCCCCCTTCTTCCTTCCCCCGAACCCCTAACCAATAACCCCCCTATAATCCCCCCACCCCAAGAAATTCCGCCCGCGATCAATTCAAAACCGCAACGCGGAACGCGTTTGCCCCCCGACTGGAAGCTTCCAGACGAGTGGATGGTTTGCGCCCTGAATTTCCAACACCCCAACTTCCCGGACTTCCGGTTTACCCGTGAGGAAATCGACCATGAAGGACATAAACTCCGCACTTGGGCGACTAACGCAGGCTCCAACGGAGCCAAGCGAGACTGGCTCGGATTTTGGCGAAACTGGCTATCGAAGGCCGTTGCGGAGGTCGTCCGAAACCGAAGAACAGCCGGCCCGAAACAGGCTGCCAACGGTTTCCGAACAGCGCACGACCAGCGTGCAGACCACGAACAATCCATTTCCCGCATTTTCGCCGCTGCCGGACTCGAAGCCGCTTCTCGTAGTCCTTCGAAGCGGTCGCACGCGTCTGGCAACCACGCTGGTGGACCCCTCCGCGTTGTCGCAAGTGCGGGAGAGGATTGGTCAACTGGAGGAGGAGCTGGAGCCGGTGGACCCGCTGGTCATGGTCAGCCGGCTGAGGGTTCTGTTCGCGCACTACGGCCAGCAGCTTCCAACGGAACAGACGCTTTTGAAAGCGGTCATAGCGGACTGGATGAGCGACCTGCGGGACGTTTCAGCGAAGGCATTCGAGGCGGCGGTCGAGTCCTGGAGACAATCGAGGGAACGGTTCAAGCCGTCGCCGGGGCAGATCCTCGCGATAGCGAGGGAGCACGAGGCCCCGCTTCGGCGGCAACTGGAACGCTGTTTTGAGCTGGAGTGGGTCGCCACCAACACGCGGCCGGAGCCGCCCAAGCAACTGCAGGAGCAATAGCCATGGACGGCATAGCAACCTACGCGACGATGCCGATTCTGGACCTGCTGGAGCGACCGGTTATCCCGCCCGGACCTGATTTGCGGAGCAAACCTTTCGCGAGTGTCAAGGAGATCAAGCGGGCCGTTGCCAAGAAGTTCGGTGTAACAGTCGCCGATCTTGAGGGTAAGTGCCGCAGACGGGAGTTTGCGCTGCCCAGGCAGATCGCCATGGCGCTGGCCTACCGGCGCCTGCGCAAGCGCGGCTACTCCACCGTGATGATCGGGAAGTACTTCAACCGCGATCATACGACCGTGCTCCATGCCTGCAAGAAATTCGGCCACCGGCCCGAGCCGAGCAGGTCTCTGCGCGCCTCTTCGAAAATCATCGACCTGCGCAAGTGGCGCGAGATCCCCGAGCTGGAGGACGTGGCATGACCGGCTATCACATCGGAGCCAAGCTCGGCCGCTTTGTCGTTCGGCCCCAGCAGCGGACAGAGTTCTGCGAACAGAAGTGGATGGCGGGCGGGAAGCTCTACCAGTGCTGCGCGCCGACCAACGGCCACACCTACTGCAAGGCCTGCGAGCAGGACCGCCGCGAGGCTCCTTGCGGCCATCGCTACACGTCATTTTTTGGAAACGTAGCCTGACACCCCCGCATGAGCGGGCGGCTTAGAAACTTTGGAGATTGAAATGAGCCTTCTGGATTCTTTGAAGCGCCGCAAGGCAGAGCTGGTTCAGGAAATCGAGCAACAGGTCGACCACGTCAAGGCGGTCCACCAAACGTTGCACGACATGCAGGACGAACAACGCGACATCGACAAAGCGATTGCAGCCCTCTCCCCCGTCTCTCCACCTGTGGATTTAGATTTGGATTCCCATTCACTGGGCAATCCCTCAGACGAGGCTGGCCCTGTACCCTCAACACCGGAGCTGGCCGATGACTGGCAAGACCACTGCGGCGTGCCTGACTGCGAAGTCTGCAGCCCGCCACCTGACCCGAACCTGACTGAAGGACATGCGTCCATCCAGCAGGAGGACAAGGCCGAAGAAGCGACGCCGCGCTTTGAGGTAACGTGTGCTGCGTTCGATGGCGAGACAGGACGGCTTGCGTTCAACGAAGAAGACATGGCGCGCGGCGTCTATCGTCGTTTCGAAGCGGACCCGAACATTGCCCGCGCGGCGTACTACGACCGCCTCCTAGACCTCAGCATGGCCTTCGACAAACAGTCAATTCACTTCGCCGCGGACAGCTCCAGTGATGAGGGTAATTCCGAAGGCGAGACCGCGCGCGACGTCATGCGAATAGACCTAACCGACTTGCCTTCGGTATCGAGCGAAGATGTCGAGCGTCTAGCCCTTGAGACTTTCTGGTCCGAGGACGGCAAGCACCGTTTCGCCAAGAAGGACGGCCAGACCTACATCGTCACCCGCGAACTCGAAGTGTGCGGCTCATGACCCCCACCCAGGACATGATCGAGCGGGTTGCGAAGGCGATTTACGAAACCTACCACGCGCAAAACGCAGGATACTTCCAAGGCGCCACCAACGAAGATGGCAGCCCGCTTTCAATCGTCCCGTGGAGCAAGATGCTGCCGGAAGACAAGGCCGAGTGGCTCTCCAGCGCCCGCGCTGCAATTGAAGCGATGGGGGAGGTCCATTCGCAAGCCACCGGGGCTGTCCTCACCACCCCTGTACCCGAGGCGCCGGAGCGAGCCTCGCTAGCAGAGCGCATCATCGCCTGCTTCGAATATCATAGCGGCGACATCAACCGTTGCAACGCCTGTGGCTATGAAGAAGACGAGCCCATCGGCAAGACGTTCGACATCTACTTGCTGACCGAACAGGACCGCGCGGCGTTCAAGGCCAATCCCAAGGCTTACTGTGACGACGGGCACGTGCCGCACTACCCTACAGAGCGGGTTGCGAAGCTGGAGGAGGCGCTGGTCTGGTGCAGCGCGGCCAGCGACTTTCAGGAGGGCGGCATCGCCCGTGTGGGGTGGCTCAAGCTGTGCCGTCCGCTCCTGCAAACGCTGAGCCCGCCCACAGGAGCCTCGGGTAAAACTGAAGGCGAGAGCGAGTCCAAGTCCATAGCGAATAGCATTTCCAAACTCTCCTCCCAGCACATGACAGCAGGAGGAAGAGAGCCATGAACAACGAGTTCGTCTTCATCGCGACAATTCTGTCCATCATCTCGGGCGCCCTCATCTTCATCGCCTTCGCTGTCAGCCACATCGCCAAGCGCATCGATGAACTGGCGCACATCGCGCGGCTGAGCGCGACCTTTGGCGAGAGCCGTCCGGACGCCTCGGGTACTTCTGCCACCGAGGACAGGCTTCGCGTTCAAGCGAATGGAGACAACAAATGAGCCTCAAAGCCCTTGGTTACATCGCCCTTTTTGCCTTCGCCGTAATTACCGGCGCTTTTGTTTTCTTGGGGAGTTGAAAATGTTCGACGGGGCGTCAGGGGAAAACCACAGGACCAGGGTAGAGATCATCTGCCACGAGGCGATGCTGACCTTGGCGGTATTGCCCTCAGGAGGGCGCAGGGTAGGCAATGGCTGGCCGCAGTACATCCACGAGGCTGACGAGCACGGGGCTTACCCAGACCCCGACAGGCGCGAACGGCCGCCATGGAAACCCAGCCCTAGGCACATCGATGAACTCGACTGCGTCCTCCAGTGGTTCGCCACATGGAAGGGCAGAGACCGGAGGCGCAACGGGCTGTTCAAATGGGAGTATGCTCTCCTTGAGGTCAGGGCGACACAATACCTGTGCGGCAAGCCTTCATGGCGCAGGATATCGGAGGCCATGGAAAGCGTCGATCGGGCGCCTACTCGCAGCCATGTCTGGTGGATGCACCGGCACAATGATCTGATACAGATCGCGGAGCTGCAGGCGGCAATGTGTGGAGATCAGAAAGTTCTCGCCCGCGCGGCTTGATTTTTCACTTTACAGATTTAACAAAATCAGGGCATTTTCCCGTTAGTGGTGGCGGATCGCGTCTGAGCACCACAAGCAATTGAGTTTGTCTCCGTCCAAGGGGCAAAACCAGAGGGCCGACCTGCTGAATCAGGTGCGGCCCTCAACCTTTTCCATTCAGGGGCAGGACGTGACCGAACGACACACAGCAGGATTTGAAGCTTGGCGCTCCCTCCACGGAGAGGCGCAGGTTCCGCCCCCGCCGCGCCGGCTGCGAGACTTCTCGACGGCGTGGATCATCGTCATCGGCCTCATGCTGTCAGCAAGCTGGGCGCTGTCTCAGGCCTTGGTTTATGGCTGGTTCCGGTGAAATTCCTTTGGTGGTCTTTTGGCGTCCTAGGTGTTGCAACCGCCTGCTTCGTGGTGGTGTGGTTTCTCCCTGAGATCGCCTCGTGGGTCACCCCGAGGGGTTGATGGAAGCCCGGGTCTACTTTTTCGCCGACCCGGAACCCGAGCCGATTCCGAGACTGCAGGTCGAGCTTGACGCCGAGGTCGCCCGTCTCATCGCCGGAAAGTCCGGAGAGAGCGAGCTGGAGTTCATTTACGCCAACAATCCTGGTCCGGTCGCCCGCAAATGGGCCATCTGGGATTTAGGCCAGAAGCGCATCGGCCTGTCGCTCAAACCCTTCATGAAGGGGGTCATCGACTACGAGGTCATTGCCCAGCCTCACAGCGTAGCGTTCGAACTGACCTACGCCAACACTCATAGCGGGCTGAAGTTCGGCCCCCGTGCGCAACGGACAATCGTCCTCCCGATCCTCAACTCCGAGCGGCCAAAGGAACTGGCCCCCGTAGGCGACCCAAGTGGCCAGCCGCCCCTGACGCTCACAAAGGTAGCCCCGGCCCCAGCGCGGCCAAGACCCGCACCAGTGGCCCAGCCAGCCCCCGCAAAGACATATCACGCCCCCGTGAAGCCAGCCCCAGCAAGGCGGCCTGAGCCTCCAAGGCGCAAATAGACGCAAGCAAGTACGTCCGAAAAAGTGAGTCCCATCAATGCTATTCAAGACTTTCACTGATGTAGGTACGTCCCAGCCGTTCACAGCGCTCAGGGGCGGGTTCGATGTCATCCTCACCCCGATGACGGGCTCCAACAGCCTGACCATCGAGCGTGAGGTCGTGCTCGGCGTCTGGGTCACGTTCGGCAGCGCCATCACGGCGGCCGGCACCACCCGCAAGTCGCACGGCATCGACTACACCGCGCCAGTCCGGTTCCGCATCAACTGCGGCACGCACGATACGGCGGACATCCTTGTCTACCTGGAGGGCGATTTCCTCGCGGACGAGGTGACGATCTTCGACAGCGGGCCTGAGGGCATCCTGATCGAAACCGGCGACGACATGCTTCTTGAAAACGGCGAATACATGCAGATGGAGTTCTAGGATGGGCAGGAAAGTTACAGACAACACAGCGATTACCGGGGCCAACTCGGCAACGGGCGATCTCTTCATGATCGTGGACGTCAGCGATACGACCGACGCCGCAACCGGCACCAACAAGAAGATTACGCGTGCCGAGCTATGGAATGCGATGCTTCAGGCATCGCCCAGCACAACCCTGGTTGTCACCAACCTTGATGCTGGCGCATCGGGTACGGCGGGCACAATCGATGTGTTCCCGACGACGGCATCCAAGGGAAAGCTGCAGATCGCCGTTACCGACCAGACGGGCGACACAACCGTCACCCTGCAGATCGGGGCCATGGCGACGACCCGCGCCATCACGCTGGCGGACCCCGGCGCTACCGCGAACATCCTCACCAGCACGGGCATAGGCGGCACCCAGATCGCCAGAGCCAGCACCCAGTTCGACGCTGTTTCGGGTACGACGGGAACGACGCTGACCAACGTCATCGGCATGGTCCTTACGGTCATCCCGGCGACTTACAAATATCGCGTCTGCCTGCCGGGCGTTGCAACCGCCAACTGCGGCATCAAGGCGGCGTTCAAGCTCACCACTACGGTTCTCACCTCGATCGAGGCAACCGGTCTGGCGTACACCGCCAGCGCCGTCGCCGTGCAGCACACCGTCACGACAACCGACCAGACGGCTCAGATCGCCTCGACCTCTGCGGCCATCTACACGGTTCTCGAGGGCTCCATGGTGGTCGGCACAGGCGGCACGATCCAGATCCAGGCCGCCCAGAACGCGTCTCACACCGACACCACGTCGGTCTATGTCGGCGCCACGTTCGAACTCACCCGCATCGCCTAAGCGTAAGGATCACCTCACATGGCACGCCAACTTGTAATCGACCGCCTTCACGAAGGCTCCTCGGTGTTCACCCCCGGCGGGGCTACCCGAACCCTCAACCACAGCGACGCCGGCAAGATGATCCAGCTCGACACTGCTGCGGGAACGGTCATCACGCTGCCTGCGGCTCTCGGCACCGGAGATATCTTCGGGTTCGTCACCACGGTAATCGCCACCAGCAACAGCCACATCGTGAAGGTTGCAAACGCTACCGACGTGATGACCGGCGCTCTCTGGGTCGTGGACAACGCCGACGGTACTGTCACCAGCTTCGGCACGGTTGCAGCATCCGATACGGTCACGCTCAACCGAACCGACACCGGCTCGGTGAAGATCGGTGAGCGGTTCTTCGTGCAGGACATCAAGGCCGGCTACTGGTCCATATGGGGCGCCATCGTCGCCACCGGCTCAGAAGCAACTCCGTTCAGCGCGGCGGTCTAAGCCTTACACTACGTCAACGCGACAACCGCTGCTTATTGCGGATCGCATAGGACTCACACAATGGCGGCCGATTTAAAAACGCCCAAAATCGGTGAGGGCAAAGCCGGACCCGGCAGGCCCAAGGGAATGCCCAACAAGACCACTGCGCTGCTCAAGGATGCGATCCTCATGGCGGCAGAGGAGGCGGGTGGCAAGGAAGGGATGATAGGCTACCTGCGCACGCAGGCCGCAGCAAACCCCGGTCCCTTTCTCGCGCTTCTGGGCAAAGTGCTCCCGATGCAGGTTACAGGCGAGGACGGCCAGCCAGTGCAAATGACGATCACATGGCTTCCGCCAACGGCGAAGTAATCATCCCGTATTCGCCGCGCTCGGCGTTCCTGCCTTTTCACAACAGGATACAGCGCTGGGCCTCACTCGTGGTCCACAGACGCGGCGGGAAGACGGTCGCCAGCATCAATGAGCTACAGAAGAAGGCCATCACCAACACGCGGGCATGGCCCCCGCCGAAATACGCCTATGTCGCCCCATACTATAACCAGGCGAAGCGGATCGCATGGGGTTACGCCAAGCATTACGCCGACCCCATTCCCGGCCGCGAGTTCAACGAGAGCGAACTCAAGATCACTTACCCCAACGGGGCAGAGCTTCGCCTCTTCGGAGCGGACAACCCGGACAGCCTCAGGGGTGACTATCTCGACGGGGTTGTGCCTGACGAATATGCGGACTGGGACCCGAACGTCTGGCCGCTGATCATCCGCCCAATGCTGGCGGACTTCGCAGGCTGGGCTGCCTTCATCGGCACGCCAAAGGGCCGCAACGCATTCCACAGGTTGCACACGGACGCCGAAAAGGACCCGGACAACTGGTTCACGATGAAGCTCAAGGCTTCACAGAGCGGGCTGATATCATCGGCCGAACTCGCAGACCTTCGCCAGGGAATGAGCGAAGACCAGTTCGAACAAGAGTTCGAATGCTCGTTCGATGCGGCCATTCAGGGCGCCTACTACGCCCAGCTTCTCAGGGAAGCTGAACAGCAAGGGCGGATCTGCAATGTTGCCCAGGACCCGCTGATGCGGATCAGGGCGCACTGGGACATCGGCGGACCCGGCAAGAAGGCCGACGCCATGGCCATCGTTATCTGCCAGTTCGTGGACAAGGAAATCCGCATCCTCGACTGCATACAGGGCACCGGCCAGGTGCTCGGCTACTACGTCAACGAGCTTCGCAGCCGGGGCTATTCCAAAGCCCTGTGCGTTGTGCCGCATGACGCTGCGCAGACGCACGCTGACAATCCCTACGGCATAGACTTCGAGGCCCAGCTCAGGGCGGCAGGGTTCGAGACCAAGAAGATACACTCGCCGCCTGGCATCGTCATGCAGCGGATTTCCACAGCAAGGCGCTACTTCCCCCGCATGTGGTTCAACAAGAACACCACGCAGCCCCTAAGGGACGCGCTGCAGGCCTACGCCGAGAAGAAGCACGAGAAGACCAACGAGGGCCTCGGGCCTGACCATAACTGGGCGTCACACTTCGGGGACGCATTCGGCATGATGGCCATCGACTACGAGGAACCGAGGAAGACCGTGCAGAAACTCGATATCCCCAGCTTCGGAGCGGTCTAGGTGGCATACGCCGACGCTGCGCCACAGGACGAGATGAAGCTCTCGGACACCGAGCTTTTGTCCATTCTCGCCGCTGAGAAGCAGGCCAGCATCGGCTTCGAGAACTCGACCGAGCTGGACAGGAAGCGCCAGCAGTCGCTGGAATACTCCAAAGGGGAGATGAAGGACGTTCCTTCGCTGCCCAACCGATCGAAGGCTGTCTCAACTGACGTAGCAGACGCCATTGAGACGGTCCTGCCCGACCTCATGGAGATATTCACCGGGGGCGAGGACGTTGCCTCATTCGATCCTCAGGGCGAGGAAGACGAAGAGGGCGCAAAGCAGGAGACCGAATACGTCAACTACGTCGCGTTCCGGAAGCTTGGAGGCTGGAAGCTTCTCTATACCGCCATCAAGGATGCGCTGCAGGTAGACACCGGCATCATCGACACGTGGTGGGCGGACGAGGAAAAGACCGACGAGAAGCAGTTCCAGGGGATCACCGCCCCCCAGCTTTCAATGCTCATGGAAAACGGGTTCGTCATCCTTGAGAAGGAGCCTGTCCCCGCCGGCCCCGATGGGCTGGAGACCTACAACGTCAAGGCCGAGCAGACCTACGATGCGGGGTGCATCAAGTCCGCGGCTGTTGACCCTTCCAATCTGAGCGTGGCGCCGGATACGGTGGATATAGCCGATGGAACCTATTGCGTAGTCCGCAGCTTCCCCCGCGCTCAGAGCCTTGTCGACCAGGGATTCGAGAAGGAGCTGGTCGACCAGCTTCCCGACTATCCCAACAGGGGCGATGAGCAGACCGAACGCTCCCGGGACCTCTCAGGCGAGCAGGACACCTCCAACTCGGGCGCCGCGAACAAGCACCTCCGCACGGTTCAGGTGCTCAAGCATTGGGTGCGTGTGGACGGTGATCAGGATGGCAAGACCGAGCTTTGGTGCGTCCATACCGACGACCAATGCAAGGTCATCCTCGACAAGCGCAAGGTGAACAGGGTCGGGCTGGCGGTAGGAACGCCATTCATCCAGACCCATCGGTTCTATGGGATGTCGCTGGCCGAGAAGCTGGTGGAGATCCAGAAGATCAAGACGGCGCTGGTCCGGATGATGCTGGACTCGGGCTACTTCGCCATGAACCAGCGGCTTTATGTGGCCGAGGACAAGGCGAACGACAATACCGTTCCCGATATCCTCAGGAACGAGCCCGGCGTTCCCATTCGTGGACGGATCGAGGGAGCGGTAAGTCCCATTCAGGCCGGCCAACTGGGCTTCGACGTGCAGATGGCGCTGGAATACGTCTCCACGATGGCCGAACAGCGCTCAGGCGTTGTGAGGAACGCTCAGGGGCTCAACCCCGACACGCTGCACGACACGGCCAAGGGCGCAATGGCGCTCATGAGCATGGCGCAGAGGCGGGTCAGGATGATTGCCCGGGTCCTTGCCGAGACGCTGGTAAAGGGCTGGTTCCTCAACATCCACGCCCTGAGCCGGACCCATAACACGCGGCAGGAAAAGGTCAGGCTGCGGGGCAAGTGGGTAGACATCGACCCCAGCACGTTTGGCGAGCGCGCTGACATGCTGATTGAAGTAGGCGTCGGCTCCGGAGGCAAGGAGACCGAGCTGGTGATGATGGACAAGATGTTCGAGTACATCGAGCGTATTGTCGATCGGCAGGGCGGTCTCAACGGCCCCCTGGTCATGGCGGACAACGTCTACAACCTCTTGAAGCGCATGACCGAGCGCGCAGGGTTCAAGGCCCCCGAGCAGTTCTGGACCGATCCGGAGGAAGCCCCGCCGCAGCAACCCCAGCCTGATCCGGAGATGATCAAGGTTCAGGCCGAGGCGCAGGCCGCGCAGGTCAAGGCGCAGACCGAAATGGCCAAGCTGCAGGCCGAGAATGAATGGGTGAAGATCGAGGCGCAGAAGACCGCATTCGAGGCGAGGGCATCCGAGCAGGAAGCCCGCATCAGGGCCGCCGAGACCGGCGCACGCGAACAGAACGACAGGCTCAAGATCGAACTGGAAGCCCAGAAGGCGCAGGCCGAGATCGAGATCAAACGGCAAGAACTGGAACTGAAGAAGGCCGAGCTTGGCATCAAGCAGCAGGAGCTTGGCGCCAGGGTCCAGATGGAAGCCGACAAGCGCACTCACGACAAGGAGATGCGCCGGTTCGATGCCTCCGCGAGCATGACAGAAACCGCAATGCAGCATGAACACGAAGCGGGACAGGCGGAAGCCGGGGCCGAGCCGGAAACTGAGCAGGAAGCCAAGCCCGACCGTGACGAGATGATGCTGGAACTCATCCGCGGCATCTCCGAGCAGAACGCTGCGATCCTGAGGTCGCAGTCGGGCCGCCGACGGGTTGTCCGCGACGAGACAGGGCGTGTCAGCCATGTCGAGATCGAAGGCAATGACTGATGGCTGACAACGTCGAACTCGGGTCAGCGTCCGGCGGGGCTATTGTCGCAGCCGACGACGTTGGCAGCGTCTTCTACCAGCAGATCAAGCTCGACGCCGGAGGCGATGGCGTAGCGGTCCCGATCATCGCGGGCCGAAATTCTGACGCGGAAAGCCTTCCGGTCGCCCTGTCCGATGAAGACGTTGCCCTGATCGACGGGCTGGAGACAGCGATTGCCTCGACCAACACCAAGCTCGACACGGTCATTGCGGCTCTCAGCACGATAGACGGCAGGGTAGATGGCCTTGAGACGCTGATTGGCACGACCAACACGACACTGACGACCATAGACGGGCGTGTAGACGGGCTTGAAACGCTCATCACCTCGACCAACACGAAGCTCGACACCGAGAACACCAACTCGGGCGCGATCAAGACTGCGGTTGAGACGCTGGACAATACGGTCGGCGGCTCTGAGCTTCAGGTCGACATCGTCGGCGCACTCCCTGCCGGGGCAAATGCTATCGGCAAGCTGGCGGCCAACTCCGGTGTTGATATCGGGGATGTCGATGTAACGACGCTCCCGGCCATCACGCTTGCCGCAGCCCAGACGCTTGCCACGGTGACGACGGTAAGCACGGTCACATCGGTTACGGCCATCGCCAACGCCCTGCCGGCGGGCAACAACAACATCGGCGATGTCGATGTCGCTTCCATCGCAGCCGGTGACAACAATATCGGCAACGTGGATCTGGCGTCCTCGATCCCGGCCGGCACGAACAATATCGGGGATGTAGACGTTCTTACCCTGCCCATGTCCATTCAGGGGCCGGGCAATCCGACCATCGACAGCTATACCAGCGTCCTGATTTCCGCTGCGGCCAACACGGCAGACCAGCAGCTCATCGCAGCGCCTGGATCGAACAAGCAGCTATGGGTCTATAGCTGGGGCGGTTCTGCCGACACAGCGGATGGCTCAATCGCACTGCAGGACGAGGACAACGCGACACACACAGGCGTCATGGAAGTAACGCGGCGCGGCGGCTTTGCTATCGGTGCGTCGGGCAACTTCGCCATGCCGCTGTTCAAGGTCGCGACCAACAAGAAGCTGGAAATCGACACCGTGACCTGCGGGTTCAAGGGCTGGATTTCCTACGCCATCGTGAGCGTCTAGCCGATGGCGCTTAAATTTGTCGGTGGCAAGTCCGGCGCCGTTGCCGGGTCTACGTCATCGACGCCGAACACGGTTGCTCTCAACAGCGGACTGACCGGCGGCTTTGCGACATCTGTTGCCTCGGGCGACCTCATCATTGTGCAGGTCGGCGTAGGGCATCAGGCGCGCACGCCAGCGCCCGTCGTTCGCGCCGTGGATGACACGGCTTATTCGGTTGTCGGCACGGCGCAGAACGTCACCACCGACACGCAGGACATCTATTCGGACCTCCGCTACCGCTTCCACGATGGCACAAGCAATGACGACAGTGTCGAAATCGGCAACTCCGGGGATGCGGCTGACGGCCTTGCCTATGCAATCCATGTCTGGCGCGGGGTCGATACCGGAACGCCGCTCGATGGTGTCACGCCAACAGCGGCGACCGGAACCGACACCGGCCGCCCGAACCCGCCGTCGATCACGCCGGGGTCGCTTGGGTCTGTCATCATCATCGCCGGCGCAGGCGGGGCGGCTACAGGCGCAAACTTCGTCACGGGAGAACTGCAGAACCTTCACACGGTCAACAGCCCGGACACCAACGATGCGACCGTTGGCCTTGCCTCCTATCACTGGGCGGGAACATCTGCGTTTGACCCGGCGGCGTGGACGGGCGGGTCAACGAACGCCAACAACTCATGGGCCGCAAAGTGTCTGGTACTGCGGGCCGCGACGGCTGATGCGCCAATCATCCGCTCGCTGGCCCGGGGTTTTGGGACCACAACCATTACGGTCACCAAGCCCTCGGGCACGACCGACGGCGACCTGCTCGTGGGTTTCGTCCGGGCGGACGGCGGCTTGCCAGGCACGCCCTCCGGGTTTGCGACAGGGCCGAGTTCGACCACGCCGGCAATCTGCGACGTCCGGTGGATATCCAAGACGGCCGCCTCGGAAGGGGCGGACTATACCTTCACCATCACCGGCAACGGCGATGCGGTGCTGCTCCGGATCACCGGGGCGGACACTTCCTCACCATTCGAAGCCGACAGCCAGGCGGCAACCGGAGTAAGTTCGACCCGCACCAACGACGGCATATCGCTCACCGACGCCGATTCGCTGGCGATCCTGTTCACTGACGGCGGCAACGCCTACACCGGCACCGATAACGCCTTCGGGCTCATCCCCGGAACTGGGGATGGCTTTACCGACCTGTTCGGCAGGTATCCCGGCGCCACCGGAGAAACCGGCGCAACTTCGATAGCGATGTCGTCAACGACCTGGGACACGTACATGGTGGGCATCCTGTCAGCGCCTGCGGCGGTGTCCACAGTCGCCCAGCGCTCAATGACGGGAGCGGGTCTATGAGCCTGCTGCTCCTGTTCTATGGCGGAGGCTCGGAAGTTGGGGCCGTGGCTGCGCCCGATGCAGGCGGCGCGGACGGCCCGGACGAGAAGAAAAAGAAGAAACCGAAGCCGCAGGGGGCCTACCCCCACGAGCGCAGGATCTACTCCCCCGAGGAGCTGGTTCCGCACAAGTCTGTCGAGCAGCAGCTCGAAGAGTATTTCGCGGCAAAGAACGCACCCAAGGCCCCGGCCAGGGTAAAGCGCGCACTGAAGAAGGCGGCAAGGTCCGAGCCACTGACACAGGCCGAACGCGACGCCGTCGCCTATTGGGAACTGCAGGCGTCGATCGACGATGAAGAGGACGAAATCATCATGCTCCTGATGGCCGCATGACCGAAGTCGAGAACCTCCAGCGCGCCCTGCAGGCCAAGTACGAACTCAACCTCACCGCAGAGGCCTACCTCAAGACGCGCCTCGCCCTGATGAAGGACGCCGAGACCGCCGGCAACCCCGATGATGCATGGCAGGCGGTGCTGCAGATGCGCGCGCTCGACGCCGTGATGAAGCGCCTCAAGGACCACATCACCACCTCCGACCTCGACAAAGTAGGCAAGGACCAATGACCGACGAGCGCGCCGAGTTTATCAAAATCCAGACTGGGTTCGGCCCGACGCTGCCCGGCTGGGGCCACGCGGTCTACCGCACAAACGTCCGCGTCCATAACGACTGCCTGACCATCGGCACGAAGATGTCGCCCCGAGATTTCAAGGCGCCCGATGGCTTCGTCTTCCTCTGGCAAGACGGAGATTATGCGATCTACAAGGGACCTAAACCATGACTGAAGTTGTGACCGCCCCGGCCCCCACGCCGCCGGCTCCCGAACCCGCGCCCGTCATGCACGCCACGGTTGACTCGTGGGTCGCAGAACGCCGTGAGAAGCGCGCAGCGGCAGCCCCGCTGCAAGGCGCAGACGGCAAGTTCATCTCAAAGAATCCACAGCCTGAGGCTGCTCCCGTAGAGGATGCGCCCGCTGAAGTATCAGACGCCGACACCCAAGCGGCTGACGACGACCAAGGGGAGCCCATCGAGGCCAACCCCGAGGGAGACAATGCGGCCCCGCCCGAACCGCTGGAAGCGGCAATCGAGCCTCCGCAGTTTTGGGATGCCGAAGGCAAGGAAGCGTTCGCCAAGCTCTCGCCGGCCGCCAAGCAGGAAGTGAAGCGGTGGGAAGAGCAGCGCACGAAGGCCGTAGCCAAGGCTATGCAGAAGTCCGCCGAGATGGAGAAGGCCGCGACAGCCAAGCACCAGCAGCTTCGCGAGATCGTCGACCGTTTCGGAGAGCAGGAAGAACCCGCCGACGCGCGGATGAAGCAATGGGACGAATGGTTTGCGAGGGAGGGCGTTGAACTCGCCCGAACCAATCCAGGCGCATTCGTAGCCGAGCAAGCGCGTTACCAGCAGGAAAAGAGAGAGCACGACAAGGTGAAGGCCGACAAGGCCGACGCTGAGCGCGCGCTCTATTCCGAGCACATCAAGGAGCAGAACCGGCTGTTGCCGGAACTCGCCCCCGAACTGGCGGACCCGAAGGAAGGCAAGCAGCGGTTCTCGGAGACAATGACTTACCTCCGAACTGCCGGCTACGATTCCGACACGCTCAAGTGGATTTCAGCAAGGGACCTTTCATTCGCCCACAAGGCGATGCTCTGGGACCGCGCACAGGCGCGGGCCAAGGAGGCCCCGAAACCCAAGCCGAAGCCCGCAGGCCCGACTGCTGCACCAGCAGGACAGGGACAGCGCGCTTCATCGTCAGAAGCACAGCTTAGAGCGCTGCAGGGCAAGAAGAGCCTATCGCAGGACGAGTTCCTCAAAATGCAGGCTCTCAGGCGCAAATAGAAAAGCGCGAGAACCATGACCGCCCCAACCGAACTGGTCCTTCGGGCCGCCCTTATTGGCGAGTTCGAAGACCTCGAAGACGATATCCACCGCGTAGCCGCCGAAGAAACGCCCTTCGGCAGCAACATCGGCAAGCGCAAGGTCAAGTCGATCATGCCCGAGTGGCTGATCGAATCCCTTGCGACCCCCGATGAAACCGCAGTCGCCCTCGACGGCGATGATGTGTCCACCCTCGACGCTGCTCACCACCCCGCACGGCGCAGCGTTTACATGCAGATCAACCGCAAGACCGGCGGTGTCTCGCGTACCTCGCAACTGTCCGACCGGGCAGGCCGCGCGGACGAGGTTGATTATCAGAAGATGATCAAGGGCATCGAGATGCGCCGCGACTTTGAAAAGCGCATCGTCGGCAACTTCGCGTCCATTGCTGAAACCGGCGCCACAACCCGGAAGACTGCAGGGGCGCTCGCCTGGATTGCAACCAACGACGCCCTTGGCGCCGGTGGCTCCTCAGGCGGCTGGTCCTCGGCCGGCGTGGTTGGCGCTGCTACCTCAGGCACCGCCCGCACCTACACGGAAACGCTCCTCAAGGGCGTGCTCGTGACGGCGTTCACCAACGGGGCCAAGCTGTCGCAATGCTATGTGGGCGGCACTCACAAGCAGGTCATGTCGGCCTTTACCGGTATCGCGGACATCCGCGCTTCGGTGAGCAACAACAACCAGGCGACCATCTACGGCGCGGCCGACACCTACGTCTCGGACTTCGGCCCGATCACCATCATTCCGCACCCCTACGGCCTGACGGCAGACGCCCTGCTGATCGATCCGAGCGGTTGGGATGTTGGCACCTATGACGGGGTCAAGACCGTCGCGCTGGCGAAAACCGGCGACTCGGATCGGTTCCTGATGACGATGGAAAAGGGCCTGATCGCCAAGAACGAACTCAAAGGCGCCTGCATTCGCGCCCTGAGCTAATCTCCCTTCGCCCTCACCGTAGGGGAGAACAACTGAGCGGGCGGCTTCACACCGGGGCCGCCCGTATTCTTTGGAGACACCATGAGCGAAGAAATCAACGCACAGACCGTAGAGGCGCAGGAAACCGAGCGCCAGGAACTGCGCAGGCAGCTTGAGAAGGAAGCCATCGAGGTCGGCCTCAAGGTCGGCAAGCGCTGGAGCGATGAAAAGCTGATCGAGGAAATCGGCCGCAAGCACATCGAGATTGCGCAGCAGACCGCCGTCACCAATGCCAAGCGGGAGATCAAGTCAGCGTCGGACACGGACATTGTCAGGGTCCGTATCCTGCCCATGGGCAACGACAAGATCAGCCGCGGCGTCCACATCCCCGGCAAGGGCGACCTGTTCTACAAGGCCGGCGATACCATGAATGTCGAGCGCCAGATTGCCGAGGTCCAGCAGGCCCGCGGCCTTGTCGAGATCCAGAATGCTGCGGCCTGATTCAAAGGCGGTCCCGATCCCGGCAGGGTTCCGGCCGCTGATCCAGACCGCTGCGGGCGCCCAATGGTTCGTCAAATACAACCACGACCGCCACGGCAACATCATCGGCCGTGAGTTCGCGATGTATCAGGACGTCGAGCCCCTCCTCGACCACAACGGGCGCATGATGAACCAGAACGATGGCTGGTCGGTAGAGGGGCGCGAGAAGGGCGACAAGCTCCTGCGCCGCGCCGCATCCGTTCCCTTCGCGCTCATCGAGAAGTGGAAGGCCGAGGAAGGCTGGGACTATCTCAATCCCGACCATGCCGACAAGGCCCGCCAGAAGCT